ATAATATAACCAGTCCCTGGGAAACAACCCACGGACAAGGTCTATATGCACGCTGTCAGATGCGCTACTCAGATCTAAGGTGTCCATAGATAGGTATTTACTACCATATCTTGCAGCCTCCTGATTAGGAGTCTGGTCACGCAAGTTGACAAACTTGCGAATGGGTCCCTTAGCCATCGCTCGTACCATCCACCTCATGACTTCCTGCTGGAAATACATGTAGGCGTTTGGCTCCATGCATATGGACCGAGACTTAGAAATGTCTTTTGGGACAAATTTCAGTCTTGACGAGAGACGGGAGGCATTACTTAGTTTCAGGTCTCTCACGAGATCTGAGCCTTCTACACCCAATCGAAAGGGTGTACTTCTTTTGAAGGCAAAAGCTATCTTGGGCGGTAAGTCAAGCTTGGCTAGCTTGTCGTACACATCCTTGATATCCCGCTCGGCAACTTTACCACTCCCAAACCTGGGGAGTAAGTAAGTTGTATCGAGTGGAGGGAGAAGCTCTCTGACTATATTCCTCAATGAGGATATATCGATATCAGAGAAACTTAGCTTTTCCAGCTTATCTTCTACCTGCTCCCATCCGCGAAAGGCGGTGGAATCCATCTCAGGGTCCTGGTATTCAAGCTTCTTACCGAAGCGAAGAAAACTAAGGATATACTTGAGAAGGACAGGATCTCCGGTACGATACCATGTCAGATACTCCTTAAAAATAGGGGTGTCTTTCATGAAATCGTGAAAAACTCTAATTGTAGAGCCCACACCAGTCGAATACTCTAATTTGAGTATCTGATTGGAATGGTCGGAGAACTTAGAGATCAGTTGGCTGATATTACTATCAACCAAAGTTCGAAAGAACTTTAGATAAAGCCTTTTAGGCTTATCACTATCTGGTCCTAAGTGAAGTGGACTGTCGCTAAGTAACTTAACATATGAGAGGATAAACACTTTTACGAAGTGTTCATTGACTCCATACGTAAGCTCGGGGCGAAATGTGATGTCCTCAGTTGAGATACTGAGAGCACCACCCATGAGGCGCATTACTGCACCTCTGTGAGACATTACCCGAACAGGCCCGCCACGAGGCCCCGATTAAGGGCATCGATCGTGCCTGTGTTGGGCACCTTGCTCGTGACCCCGTTAAAGGTCAGTGAGTAGAGGGTTCCGACCATTGCCAGAATACTGGCAGTGTCCTCAGAGGCACCCGGAATCGTCAGCGAGAAGCTAGCGATTACAGGAGCAACCTCTGTGACCACGCTATCAACAGTGACGGTCTGTACCGTCTTCATGCTGATGGAAATACGAATGGTATTATCCTTCGTATTTGGCGTAGTCGAAACAAGGACCGATGTTTCGGTCGTAGGATCGCCAGCCGCGTAAACATACTCGGCTTGGTTAGATCCACCCGCTGAAACTTGCGAACGCAGTTTCAGGTTGGCTTGATTCAGGAAATTGACGGAAACGTCAGTTGGGGAACTTGGCATATTTGCCAGTGCCACAGTTGTGGTCATGGTACACGTCCTTTCGACGATGTATCTAATGCCGTTCAATAACGGCAGGGCATAAAATACGTGTCAGCTGAATAACTGCCACGCAAGTGCTCCAGCGGTGATCACATTGACACCGCTAGCCTTTACGAAATCGTATCGGCTATTCCGGAGCCTTGGCATAAATACAGATTTGTGTCTATAATATGCCGAAATTCCGAATGGTTCCTTCGGGTCATAGCTCTCAAGGTGATAAGCCGAGAGGGCTTCCGAAGATGGATAGTAGACTACTTTATAGGAGTGTAAGCACCAGTCGGTGCGAAACGCCATATAAGCAAGCTGTGTATCAAGCAGCTTAAGTCTCTTATTCATTGCGATGAACCAATCGACCACGAATGTGAAGGGCAATGACTCCCAAACCCTGCTTAGGGTTGGAAGCAAACCTACGGCATTAGCCATAAGGCAGCTCTCCACCAGAGTCGATGCATCCGCTGTAACGCGAACTTTCGACCTCGTCTCCAACACAAGTTTTCCATCCTCCATGAAATTCTGTTCATCTGGGAATTCCCAATTGAAAGAACCATAGATGGTGGAGCTTGTGCTGCGTCCCAACCGATCCAGGAACCCTTGAATGTCCGTACCGAGAATTTCTTCAACGTTACGAGCATTCGGTTTTTGGGCAAACCTGTATCTAAGGATAGCATCGCTTATATAATCGATGAGATCCTTAATGGCGCTTACATTCCCATCGGCGATTTTCTTCACCAATGAGGGTAAGGAGGCCAAATCGGGTAGCAGGCCTAAGATACCGTCCAACTGGGAAAGGGTCTGAACGTGGTTAGCGGTCAGAGCCTCCAGATGCTTGTTAAGAGCATCTGCGGAACTTAGGAAGGAGGAAGGGATAATGTCATCCATAACACTGTCTACAGACCTTTAAAAAGGTCAGTCCTTCTATTAAGATAGGACTTATCGTTAAATCGATAAGAGACAAAGTTAGGTACGGTTGAAGTCTCCTCTTGAACGAGGAGACCCGCCAGAGAAACATCAGCGACGCCATAAGTGGGCAAATACCCCTCATGGACGTAACCGGTGCTTCCAATGACATCTTCAGCCTCGACGAACTCTACATCATGCTTAACATTATAGTTAAGCACATGTGGGTCGATAAGGTTGTAGTCATTGGGGAAGTTCGTCGAGTAATACTCGCCGAACAAGTAATCTGCG